CTTGCAGGAGACTTTCTCAATTACCAGTTCGGCTGGAAGCCTTTTGTCAGAGACGTAGTCAATGTCTGCGACGTGATTTTAAATCTCGAAAAACATATCGAGAACACGGTCAGACGAAACAACGCATGGCAAAAGCGTTACTGGGTCGAGGACGTTGTCGGATCTAGTACTCTTGTACATAACGAGGGTGGCCTCGCTAATTCCCGTATAAGCCCCGCTTCGGGGTCTGACTGGTGGCAGCCATGGACGACCAACTACAAGGTCTTCCGTGAGAGCCTGTCCCAGGTCTGGTACGAGGGAGTGTTCAAGTACTATCGACCCGAATTTGATTCAGGACTTGAGAGTGGGTACCCGGCTTTGCGAAAAGCACGGCAAACACTCTCCTTGTTGGGAGGGAACGTTACTCCCAAGGTTCTGTTCGATGTGATGCCTTATACGTGGCTTGCCGGTTGGTTTAGTAACATCGGGGATAATCTCCAGATGTTGCAGGACCAAATTTCTGGCAACGTCGCGGCTAAGTACATGTACATTATGCGTCAGTCTCACGAGCAATATCGCTACGTCACGTCCTCCCAAGCTTGGGATGGATCTTATGTGACAGTAGAAGCGCATCGTCGCTTTGAACTGAAGCTTCGTGTACCGTCAGCTGGAGCTCTAGAGTTTTCTCTGAAGGACCCGATTTTAACGGGAACTCAGCTAGCGATCCTGGGCTCGCTTGGTCTTACACGAGTGTAGCCTTGCCACTTCGCGTGGGGTGGTCCACTGCCGTGCTGTTTTTCTAGGGTATGTCTTGACGACACATGCCCGTGCAGCACGTTGTAACCGTCACTGAAGCTTTAAGGAGACAAGCATGTTCACTGACCCTCTTGTATTCGTCCTTTCTGGAACGTCTCACAATCTATCTCGCGTTCGCATGCGAGAATCGTCGTCAGATTACCAGAATGCGGCTCTAACCGTGTTCGAGACGATTTCCCACCAGAACCGGCCCGCCCCGAAAGGCGAGACTGGAACTTACGTGGGTTCTCTCGTGGGTTTCCGACAGCGGAAGCTCGTGACTGACGTCATGAATGCTGAGCGCTCAGAGTACAAGACTCTGGGCATCCAGATCACATTCTTGAGGCCAGAATATGGCTTCAGTGTGGATGAGTTAAAAGCTCTTTGGACTGCGACTAAATCGCAGATGGACGACGCGTTCATCGGGAAGATCTATACCGGGGAATCCTGATATAGGTCCATCGACTCGTGGCCTACAAGGAGGAAAGTGAGCCTGTCTGGACATGCCACCTCTGAAAGGAGGCGCAGTGAAAAGCCAGGTTCAAGTTGTCCTTCTAGAGCTGGCGGAGAACGTCTATCGAGACGCTACCGCCCAGGTGTCTGCTGAAGCCTCTGATTTACGTGATCTCAAGACTTTGAGAGCACGAGTCAAAGCAGAGGGCCTATCGTTTCTGACGATTGCCCTCCCTGCATTCGCAAAAGCGGTTGAAAGATCGCTCAGCGATGGCAGGATAGACCCCACGCTGTTCCCCCGTTGGGGGTTCCGCGGAGCAGGCCCGAAGTTTCTCCAGGGGCTGCTCGGGTTAATCTTTGACTATGAGACAGGAGCGTTACGTAATGACGAAGAATCACGACGTATTACCCCCATCGTCGTTGAATCAGTGCGAACCTTCGCACTGCTCTTCAAGAAGGTGGAGATGCCTTGCTCTCCCGCGAGGGAGAGAGAGGCAGTCGAAAACTTTGTCGTCGTTGAGACGATCAACAAAGACTTTGTGCCGACACGTGGACAGAGAGATTCGTTCTCTGCTGTTGCGGATGTGCTTTGGAGTGGCATGTTACGTGGTTTTAATCACAACATGTTGGCTCCTAGGCATGGACCCGGCGCGACTGCCGAGCAGTTTAGTGGAAACGCTAAGCACACTTGGCGGTACTGGACTGAACGTCTTGAGGACGTCTTTCCATTTCTAGGGAACGCCTATCCCTTAGGTGCAGCCCTTGAAGAGGGGACTGACTTCGAGAAAGTCACGTTCTTGCCAGCGGAACTTGAGCGCCCTGTCAGGGTAGTAATGGTTCCGAAGACTTTGAAGAGCCCACGCGTTATCGCGGTTGAGCCCACCCACATGCAGTTTGTGCAGCAGGCCCTTCGGGGTTGGTTGTACAAACGGGTGGAAGACTGGGAACCGACAAAAGGTCACATAAACTTTCGTGACCAGTCGGTGAACCAGGCTCTAGCGTTAGCGTCGTCGAGAATTGGAGATCTAGCCACTATGGATCTGTCCGATGCATCGGATCGAGTTCCTTGCGAACTCGCCCTTAGCATGTTCGATTCCGCCCCAGAACTTCGGGCATTAATCGAAGCATGTCGCTCGACAGCTGCAGAGTTGCCAGATGGTCGCGTGCTGCGGCCTCTGTACAAATTTGCATCGATGGGTAGTGCTCTCACTTTCCCGGTTGAAGCCATGTACTTTTTCACCATCGTGGTGATGGCTATACTGGGAGAGATGAAACGCCCCTGTACGTGGGCCGGGGTGTTGGAAGCCTCGGCCCGCGTCTTCGTCTATGGGGATGATCTTATAGTCCCCAACGAATACGCAGAAGCGGTTATCCGTTCCCTGCAAGAGTACAATTGCAAGGTGAACATGTCCAAGACATTTTATTCCGGTAACTTCCGGGAGTCTTGTGGCATGGATGCATACGATGGTTTTGACGTCACTCCGGTGTACGTCAGACAGGTGCCTCCGTTTAACCGGAAGCAGGTTAGCTCTCTCATTTCATGGGTGGCCACAGCGCAACAGTTGTACCGAAAGGGCTACTGGAGCGCTTCCAGCTTCATGTATAGCACTGTGGAGCGAGTACTCGGGCCTCTGCCTGAGCTCCCCGATGAGAGTGCTGGTCTGGGACGAATCTCCTTCGGTCCTCCCCTTCTTTCTTCTTCACGAAGATGGAATGCAGATTTGCAGCGCCTTGAGGTCAAGGCGTGGGTGGCCGAGAAAATCGACCGCAGTGACAGTGTCGATGGATTCGCTGCTCTATCCAAGTGCCTCAAGTACGGATCTCTCGAGGTCCAGAAAGAGGAATTTGGCTCTGGTGCGAATGATCTCGGTTGGCCCCACAGTTTGATCACTGTGGAAAGCGACCCGCATCATCTAGAGCGATCTTCAGTGCGCGGCGCACTCACACTTAAACGCCGCTGGGTCCCGGCACGATAGCCGGGGAAACGCTGCTTAGCAGCACGGGGCCACACGGGAGAAATCTCGCAGTG